TCCGCCGCGTGAAGGGGGCTTTGGCGTGATCACCAATGCCGGGATTATTCAGCTCACTCCTGGCGTCAATGCAGACGTGCCTGAGTCCAAATGGGCAGAGGCTCGTCAAAACCGACAAGTGAAGCGCCTGATGGCCATTGGTGCCATTGAAGAGATGAAGGACATGCCTACTGTGCAAGACATTCCGCAAAGCGTGGAAACCCTGTCTCAGCTTGCGCAGCGCGATGCTCTCAGCATGATTGAGATTATGCACGATGAAGAGCAGCTTCTTGACTGGAAGAAGATCGAAGGCCGCATCCGCATCCGCAACGCCATCGCCCGCCGCATCGAAGCCATTAAAGCAGGGAAGGCATAACCATGGCCGTCACTGCATCTGGTTTTCTGGAGCGGTTTCCTGAGTTTGAGCCCCACCCATCGGGGATCGTCAACGGAGCCATCACTGAAGCATCGGCGGATGTAAGCGAGGACATTTTTGGCAGTCAAACTGACCGCGCCATCAAGCACCTTGCGGCTCACATCATTGCCATTCAACTTGCACAAATGGGCATCCAAATTGGCGCTACTGAAGGCAAGGTTTATGGCAAAGGGCTTGAGGCCACGCAATATGGCCAAGAGTTCAAACGAATGCTTGAAACCGTCGCTGGTTCCACTTCCATTGGCTTCGTCGCATGATCAACGGTCTGTCGCCACTCGCTAATGCCACCCTGGTTTGGCAAGTGGCTTCGGGCTATGCTCTGGACGAAGAAACTGGCAATTACGTTGGCCTATCATCAGGCGTCACATACTATGCCAGTCTCAAGCAAAAGAACAATCCACGGTATGACTACCTTCTAGGCGCTGACAATACGGCAGTGTATATGGAAGGCAGGCTGACAGGGCCTCTGGCATTGTCTGGCATCACTCCTGGGAGTTCGGCTGCTGCAACGATCAATGGAAGGGAAGGACGGTTTGAGCTATTGCCCAATGAACACATTGCCGAACACTACTGGCAGTTCTTGGGCACGCCAATCAGGGGCATTTTTAGACTGGTTGGCAAAGGAAGCGTACAGAACGTCTGACGCTTAACCACTTTCTCTTTCCATTGAGGCATTATCATGCTCTACCACCCCACTGAATTGGTTAAGAGCCAAGACGTTATTGTACGTGTTGGCGCTATTCCCCTGGCCTCTGGTCGTCCTGTGATCACGCAGAGCGGCGCTACGTTCACCGTGAGCGGGGCTCCCACCCTCTTCACCCTGCAGGCTGCCACCACGGCTTCTGTGGCCTTCAACGATGGCAACCAAGAGTTTTACCTGCTTGGCGGCGGCGGTTTCGCTGACAGCGTGATCGTCACTAGTCAAGCCACTGCCTCTATTACCTCCTACTTCCAGAAGGACGTTGATGGCACAGTTTTCCTGCCCAACAGCTTTGATGAAGCGTTCCAAGTGATTAGCGCTTCACGCTACGACAAAACCCATGAGGTGTATGTCGAAATCAATAAGCAGCTTGGCGTGAGTGGCACCACTTTCTATTACGACCGTGTGGCTTTCTGCGCTGCCGTGATGAACTACAACGAGAGCTACCCTGCTGACAACCTTGTGGAAGTCACCTTTGATCTCGTTAGCCGCAGCCGCATTGGCATCCATCAGAGTGCCACCAGCTCTGGCAGCATCATTCCTGTTGCCCCCAACTGACCTTCTCTCCCATAGCTCTGTTAGCCTCTCCTTACGGGGAGGTTTTTTATTGTGAACATCGCTCAACTCCGCGACATTATTACCACGCTGCTGACGATGCAGCCCGACTTGATTGGCAGTTATACGCTGCCTGATGGTCAGCAAGTGCCAGCCATTTACGTGACAGGGCGAAGTGGTGTGCCTCCTGAATGGAAGGTGAGTGGGCTAGAGGTGAACATTTATGAGTTTCCCAGGCTGAATCCCCGTTCCGGCGTGGGCATCTTGCAACAGCGAAAGCTGTGGACCGTTACATTGGTGGACTACAGCACCAATTCTCAAGCACTTACGTTGGCTGCTGACCGCATTTGCAGGCGATTCCCTGACGCTAGTTTGTCGCCTCAGCCTGAAACCGACACTACTTACGGTCAATATCGCATTACTATTCCAGACGTGGAGATTGCTCGATTGATCACCAGCCCCTAATGAAGCTACTAAAAAGCAATTGCGGCAAAGTGTGGTTGTTTGACTGCGCGTTTGAGGATGGCATGTTGAACGTTGGGCTTGCCTGCTTCTTGCCTGGTTCGCCAGCTATTTGCGAGATTGATGCAAAGACAAAAGTTTTGGCCATTGAGCTGCCCGCTAAGGCCGTAGAAAAGCCTATGCCTACAAGAATTGTGAACGCTAGACTTCCCCTACTTCTTGATCGCTGTCCATGAGTCGCTATTCAGACTTTTTCTTACTGAGCAGCCCGTCATATTGCGAGCTTGGCGAAAAGATGCGTATTCGCAGCTATGGCAGTTGGCTAACTGAAGAAGCGTGGTTGCGTGAGTCGCAAGGCAAGAAACAGGCGCGTTTTACGTTGGAGCTTATTCGCCTTGCGCGAAAGATTGCAAAAGAGAAAGGCATTGCCGAAGAAGAGGCATTTGCAATGTTTGAAATGCCTGGCGCTGAAAGGGCGGAGTTCTTTGCTGGTTTTGAAGCAGAAATTGATACAGTGATGGCTCATTCCCTCACTAACAAGGATCAGACAGAGGAACTGGTGACGATGTTCATGAAGAACAGGGGGGAAGTGTTAGAAGGTAAGAAATGGCAATCTACTAGCGAGTGGACTGTTGATGACACCAAAAAACTGCCCATCCCATTGATGCAAAAGATTGAGCAATTCATGCGGGATGAAGATGACGTGCGTCCTGCTGCGGAAGAAGAAGGTGACGACTCCCCAAAGTAAAAGGGCTGTCTCGCTTAGAAGAGTCGTGTGAGTTGACGCTTGCCGCGATAACGGACTGGGGAAGTCTTTATGCACGCATTGCTTGCCTGAACATCCCCGATCCATTGTTCCATGCCGCAAACTTTGCAAGACTTCCGCTCAAGCTTTTGAGAGTGCTGCTGGAAACGTCCATTCAGCAGAGGCAGCATGAAGCCAATGCCGATAGTGTGACTACGGCTAAATTGGCCTGTCTCGTTTACGGGGCGCTAGGAGGAAAGAAAAGCAGCGTGACCGTTGAATCTTTCCTCCCCTATGAGAAGCCCAAGACGAACAATGGGTTGAGTGACACTACCATTGCGGCAATGCAATGGGCACTGAAGAACGAGAAGCTGCCGCCTGCCATTGTAGGCATTCTTGGTGCTGAACTTGTTTAGACTGCAGAAAAGGCGTTGTCATTAGAGGATGAGCTACACCGTCCGTTTTGAAAGCAATAGGTTTGAAGCGGACAGCGCCATTCAGAGACTTCTGGATGGTCTAGGCGGCTTAGATCGTCGCCTGCAACGCTTTGCTGGCATCCGAGTGAGGGAGACGGAAGGGCTGCCAACGCGCAGACTGTATGGCATCAATGGGCGCATTTTTGAAGCGGCAATGGATTGGGCTGATGCGGACTTTGACCAACAACTGTCCAATGTGCAATGGGACTGGAAAGGGCCTGACCAGTTCACTCGCAGGAAGAATGGAGAGATAGTGAGCGAACCGAGGAATGTCGTTGACACTGGAGAGCTTTTGCAGAGCAAGCAGCGAGTGCGCACAGACAGGAATGCAGAGGAATTTCAATGGACAGCGCCTCATGCCGGGGGGGTTCATGATGGCTACGTTGGGCGTGGTGGCACGGCTAATCCCGCTAGACCATGGACGGAGCCAACGCTTGCAGACATAGACGAAGCAATACAAAGCATTGGCAATAGCCTGCTGAGAGGTCGTTGATCATGGCAAAATATACAATTGACTTCTCAACAAATGCGTCTCAAATTAACAGGCAACTTGATGACGTTATTACAAGCATTGCCAATGTAAAGAAGGCGGGCAACAAGATTGAGCTAACGCTTGATACTGCCGACTTCAATAGAAGCATCAATACAACCTTCCGAGCCCTTGACAGGGAAATCGCTAAGTTGCAGCGCAGCCTGCGGAAGGTCGATATTGGCGGTGGCGTATTTGCTTCTCTGCAAGAACGGCTTGGCGGAGTGCAGGGGCGGAGAGAGCGTGGAAGGATGGCTGGAGAAGCCATCAGCCTGCGAGGGCAAGCGAGCCAGTTTGACCCTGGCTCCCTGGCTAGATACGAGCGTCATCTAAGAAGCCTGCAAGTTCAAGCCTCGTTGATCGCGCCCAACACGAAAGAATGGGTGGCGCTTCAGCGTGACATTGGGCGTCTCAATGTTGACATGAAAAAGGCTCAGCAAGCCGCTGAGGCCATTCAAATCAAGGGGTCGCTGGGGGCATTTGCTCCTGGCAGTCTGGGGCAAGTAGAGGCCCGACTTCGACTGCTGCAAATCAGAGCTAAAGAAATCAAGCCTGACGGCCGAGAATGGAAGGCGCTCAACAAAGAAATACAAAAACTAGAAAGCGGGCTTGAGCGGGTTCGCAGAAAGCCGTTAACTGCTGGGCAACGAGCTGGCGCGGCTGGTGGAGCGTTTCTTTATGGAGGCGGGCTTGGTGGCGGTGCAGGTAGCGCGTTAGGAGGTGTTGCTGGCGGCCTTGCCGGTGGCGTGCCAGGAGCCTTCGCTGGTGCGGCCATTGGCCAAGCTGTAGATAATGTCGGCGCGTCTCTGGCAAAGATTACAAGCCAAGCCGCGTCCGTACAGCAGATGCAGCGTGGCTTGGCCATGGCATCTGTGGATGCCAAAGACTTTGCGGAGGCACAAGCGACTGTCGCTGAAATGAGTCAGCGGGTGTTGATGCCGCTAGAGCAGACCACGCGCCTTTTCACTCAGCTCCGCGTCAATACAAAGCAGTACGGGCTGTCTGTTGCTGAAACAGGACAGATAATGGAAGGTACTGCCTTGGCGATTTCAGCCACTGGCGGGCGAGCGGAAGACCTTGAAGGCGCCATGCGTGCCGTTGTCCAGATTCTCAGCAAAGGGGGAGTGCAAGCAGAAGAGCTGCGCGGACAGTTGGGCGAGAGATTTCCTGGTGCCGTGGTCAAGTTTGCACAAGCCAATAAGCTGAGCTTTGAGGAACTTCAGACGGGATTAGAACAAGGACAGATTGGCATTGCAGAGCTTGTTGAGTTTGCCAAAAAGAATTACTCTGACTACGCGAAGTTTAGCGAGCAATTAGCGACCGCCCCAGAGTTTGCGGGCCGCAGGCTGCAAGTGGCGTTTGAGCAAATGCAAGTCGCCATTGGTTCCACGATGGGACTATCTGGTGCATCCATTCAGGATGCAGTAACTTCATGGCTGAAAGATATAACAAAGTTTGTCAAAGACAACGAGCTAATGCTTAAGCAAATGTCTCGGGACTTCGGGGATATTTTCAAGGGCATTGTTGACATTGTACGTATTAGTGCAAATGCAATTGGCGCTGTTATTACCCCCGTGATTGGGCGCGTTCAGCAGCTCATTCGCAATGCGCGGATGGCCGTTGGCGCAGCTTCCGCAGCAGAGTACAAAGCGGAAATGGTTTCGCTTGATCAGCGCATTAAAACAGCCGAAGCCGGTCCTCCCATTCCCACTCCATTGGCGGCTGCTGCTGCGCTGCCGTTTGGGCCTGCTGCCGTAGGTGCAGTGTTCAGCTTCAAGCCTGACGTTGAAAAGCTGCGCAAGCAAAGAGCAGAAGCGGAAGCCAAGTTCAAAGGGCTTGGCGGTGAAGCTGCACTGTCTGGGACCACAGAACTCACCTTTGGTGGGCCTGGTGCTGGCATGTCGATGGAAAGAGAGAAGGCCGATGACAAGGCCAGTAAGAAGAAAGAAAAGAGTGCAGAGGATTTAGCTGCAAAAGAGCAGGCGTTAGCTGAGCGTGCCGCCAATCAAGAGCAGCAACGACTCATTGCAACAGCAGCCCATGAAAACCAGCTAACAGAGATTGGCCACCAGAAACAAACAGAACTTGATCGCATTCGTTTTGATCTTGAGAAATCGCTTGTTGACGAAGCGTATGACTATCGCATGGCTGCGGCCAATCGTTTCTATCGTGCGCAACTATCCCTAGAGAAAGGGCTTGTTGATACAAGAGCGCAAATGATGGAAGCGCTTAATAGCACCATGGAGAAAATTGCTGGTGCAAATTTACAGGTGACACTGGCGAAGCGTGCTAGAGCTGCCGCTGAGGCTGCCGCCGCTATCCCCGTGCCTGTGATGCAAGCTGGAACAATTCCTGGGGCGCCATCGCCACTAAACCTCCCGCCTGCCTCTGGTGGAACGATCAGTAAGGAAGTGTTGCGGCAGTGGCTGTTTTCCCAGGGGATGGGAAGAACTAGCGGCGATTTCACTAATCGCGGACACAGGACGCCCAATCACATGCTCAACGCAATGGATATGGGCTTTACCGATCCGAAGTACGACCGTAACTATGTCCAAAAGACTAAAGAGATGGAAGCTCGTCTGCGGGCAACAGGCGCTTTTGGTAATCAGTTATTCGGCCCCACCAGTGACCCGCGAGGACATGCAACGCATCTTCATATTCCAACTCCTGGCGGGCGCGTACCCTTGACACCAGGACTTGCTCAGCTTATGGGGACACAAGGCGGCGCAGTTCCTGCCTCAGGCCCTGCCTTTTCCATGGAAAAACGGGAGATGGGCGCAGAGTTTTCGGTGGAAGAAGCCACTGCTCAACGCGCTGCAACGATTGAAACTTCTCTTGCTGCACTTAATGCCGAATTAACCAAAACAGTTGCAATTACGGAAAGCCTGATTGGAAAAGCGATAGGGGAGGCTTTTCCTGCGGAAGAGGCGAAAATTGAGCTTGAGATGCTTCGGCTTCGGAATCAATTGCAGTTAGAAGGGGTGGACCCTGCTGTGATTGAGCACGAAGAAAAGCTCTATAACGCAAGAAACTTAAGCTTGGCGCTCCGAGAAGGGCTGTTAAACAAGACCAAGGAATTGCTGGCAGTTGAAAAGCAATTACAGGCAACAACAGATGCTGACCCCGCTAAGCAAAAGGCTCGCGCAGATACTCTTGCCAAAGTGCGTGAAGCGCTTGTCAAATATCGCAAAGGCTTTGAAGACGTTGAAAAGGCTATGCAAAGCCTGACGCTAACGGAAAAGGAAAGCCTGCTAACAACCCTGCAACACGCCGACGCTATGAAAAATATGGAAGAGGCAATTGGCTTGGTAAACGAGGCGGTAGACGGTGCAATGTCGAGCTACAAAGGCTTGTTTGTAGACATTATGAGCGGAGGAGACATCAAAGAAGCTGCCAAAAAAATGCAAGAAAGCCTGTCCAAGCAAGCGCTTACTATGTTCATCGACTTTTCCATGAAGCCTGTTGAAAAGTTTTTCAAGGAGCAACTCTTTGGCATTTTCGGGCTTCCCGACGAGGAGGCTAAACGGCGAGAGCAGATTGTTGCGCTTGAAGCTGAAATTGCGGCAATGAGAACGCTCACTCAGGCTATCGACAGGAACACTTCCGCCCAGAAGGGCGAACCCGCAGCCCCTACTCCTGCGCCCGCTCCCGCTCTTGGTACTGCTCCAGCACCCCTTGGTGCCCCTGTAGGCCCTCAGGCTCTGCCAGTGCTGCCCTACTCCCAACGCTTTGATACACCATCATCTATCGTCCCGCCTGCTGTTATTGCCCCACTAGCTGCAGTGCCTCAAGCTGTGGAGGAAACCATGACTACAACGGCAGATGCAACGCAGCAAGGTGTTGACCGTCTCAGTCTCGCTTATGGTGGATCAGTAAACTTCTTGGGGCAAGCTGCCGCAGAGCTTGGGAAAAACAATATCACTTGGCAGCAAAACCTTGGTCAAACCGTCTCTGCCGTGGGCGTTGCCGCAAGCTCAATCATGGGCATTGTGGCAGGCGTTAGTCAAATCAAGGAAGGCGGCGTGTCTGGCGTACTGGGAGGCATTGGCTCCATTGCAATGGGGCTAGGCAGTGCCTTGGGTGGTTTCAGTTCACTAGGAGGGCTTGGCGGCCTGTTCGGTGGAGGAGGAGGTGCTGCTGCGCTGGGAGGCGGCAGTGGTATTCCTTGGAACTTCAATACTGGACTGAAGTTCTTTGCCAATGGTGGAGTGGTGAATGGCCCCACGCTCGGAATGGTTGGAGAAGGTCGTTACAACGAAGCCATTGTGCCCCTGCCTGATGGTCGCTCCATTCCTGTGAAGATGAATGACCAATCAGCTTCTCTCCGCGAGGCAATGAACACCATGAGCCCGCTACAGGCTATGGCGCCCATTCTTTCCATGAAGTTTGAGAGCACCAACATTGGCGGCGTAGAATACGTCAGCAGGGATCAACTAGAGGCAGCGATGGCTTCCACTCGTCGCCAAGCTGCAAAAGACGGTGCCCTTCGTGGGATGAACATGACTCTCGACAAGATTCAACAGAGCCCTGCCACTAGAAGCCGCATTGGCATGAGAGGGCGCTGATCATGAGTCAAACATTCCCCTCCATCGTTCCCTCCCAGCGCGAGTTCACGCTTGGGCAGTTTCCCATTAAGACTTATCGCGCATTGTCTGGCGCTACGGTTAAACGCAGCTTTGGTAACAAGCCTAATAGCTACAAGCTCTCCCTTTTCTACCAGAACCTCCGCGATCCTGATACCGTTGAATTGTTGCGTCATTACAGGGACACATCGGGAGGTTTTGAGCGCTTCAGGCTTCCTAACGGCCTTTTTGCTGGAATGACAAACAATTTACAGGGTTTTATTCAGTCTCCCTATGACATTCAATGGGAATACGTTGGACCTCCAACCATTCAGTCAGTGTATAGAGAAATCAGCAATGTAACCATTGAATTGCAGGGTGACATTGACCTATGACAGTTATTCGCCTTTGCCAGTTCTTTGACTACACAAGTGCAGACAAAACTGCCACATATCGACTGCAAAACTACTTCATTGGCCAGAGCAAAAATTTTAACGGGCGAGGCTACACTTTCGCGCCATTCCAAGCGGACGGCGCCATGGCAAGTCTCAATGGCGAAAACCAACAATTCCGCGTGTTGTTTCCTGCAGAGGAAATCATCGTGCGGATGGTGGAAGCTTCTGACGGAAACCGCCTCAGCGCCTTAGAGCTGACAACGGCATGGGTGACAGCCTCTGATCAACTTGTGCCAGGCTTTTCCGACTACTACATTGGCATTGGCGCAAGCTATAGCGATGAGACCGTGGAACTTCGCTTCAGGAGCGCAATGGACAGTGTAGGAGCATCGTTCCCTGCTCGCACACTAAGCGTGGACAATGTAGGCATCCTGCCGCTAAACGCTGAACTCTATCTGCAATGAGCTTCCACGACTTGATTGGGCTTAATCGGGCATGGGCCGCAGTGCCTGGCGATGGAAGCGGCACTGTGGATTGCTGCCTGCTCGCTGCGGAAGTGCATAAACGTCTTGGCTACCACGACTACGCGCCAGACTTTGCTTGGGTGTTTGAGCAATACACTGACGATTCTCTGCCATCGTGGTTCATGGCTCGATGGCTGCTAAAGAATGGCACTCGCCTAGAAGGGCCGGAGCCTCATGCCGTGGTGCTCATGGAGGGGCAGAATGGAGGGGCAATGGGAACAGTGTTAGATGATGGGCGAATTTTGCACATTCACAAAAAGAATGGCGTGGTGATAGCGCCCTTGCCTCCTACCATTGGCCACTATTTTAGACTGCGCAAATGAATCGTCCGCTGCTGCCATACGAACACCAACTGGTGGAAGCTCTCGGCATTACGAAGCAAGAGTATCTTGACTTCTTGATGGCAACGAGAGACTGCGAAAAGTCTTCTGAACAAAAACTAGAAGAGCCTCAAAATACGGTAGCAGTTGCGGCGCTTGTCCTCACCATTGTTGGCATTGTCTTTCAGGTGGCGGCAGCGTTGCTTGCGCCAAAGCCGGAAGAACAGAATCAACGACGCCCCAGAGAGCAGCGCTTTAGTCCACGCTTTGGCTTCAACTCCTCCCAAGAGCTTGCGCAATACGGCCAACCAGTCAACCTCGTCTACTGCTCCAAAGACAACGCCCGTGGATCAGTGCGCGTTGCTACGTCGCTTGTATGGTCTGCCGTGGAAAGCTATGGCAGTAGTCAATTCATGCAATTGCTTCTGTTGGTAGGCGCAGCGAAAGTCAAAACGATTGACTTTGACAGAGTGGCATTTGGCCAGCTTCCATTAGGACAGTTCAGTGGTGCCAACACTTGGCTCTACTACAACCAAAATGGCAATGTCAGTTACAGCAATAAAGTGTTGGGCGATGGCAAAGATCCAACTAGGGACGGAGCCCCATCGTCTTCTGACGTATGCCAATTGCGAGATGGTGACAAGCGCCTAGAGGGCTACAGCCAAGCCTTCACGCCTAGCAGCCTCACTTCCATTGGCGTTTACGATCCCATTCCAGTGAACGTGGAGATTCAGGAGCGTCGCACGTCAGGGCGGCCAGACTGGGCAGACTTGGGCATTCGTATTAAGGGAGGGAGCTGGCAGTCGGGCAGTGATGTGCGCTACAAAGAAGGCGATAAGCTCACGCTTATTTTTGAGAAAGCATTTAGGCGACAAGACAAGGTGGCTCAAGAAGCCGCTAAGAACTTGCGCTATCAAATGGTGTCGTCACTTGACCAAGCTGCTGTCTACAAGCTTGGCAGCGCAAAGTTCAAGCTGGTTGGCGTGAGTGATGAGACCAACCTAGACAAGAATGAAGTGGAGGCCGTCTTTGAATGTGTGGAGCCTGGCCGCAGGCCACTCACGCCATACGACGAAACGAAAGCTAAAACGTGGGATGACAAGGACAGAGAAGACCTAGAAACCGCTCAAGAGGTGCTCAAGGCAAAAGCTTCTGACGCGGAAACAACAGGCCCCAAGCTTTTGGACGAGGCCCCTCGCGCCGATGCCATCCCCACGTTCCTCAGGAGGGTCACCAATAGCGACGACTATGACACCACCACGGAGCAATCCGGTGACGTTGAGTTTCGCTTTCTAGGCAAGCGTTATTCCTTTCAAGGCACGGAAACCATTAGATGGAGGGACGAGCTAGACGAAAGGCAGTCTTATGTTGTCGCTCGCGGTGGGTCGCTGGCGAACAGCAAGAAAGAGCTTGAACGCTTCCTGGCGGACAAGCCTCGCCTGTCTGTTGCGAAGCTACGGAAGGAGCTTGATGATGACATGGAAAAAGTGCGTCAACTTAGAGACGACGTGCTGGCAGGTGACTACGACAAGCAACTGCGTAAAGAGGCGAAGAGCAATGCTGCGTTTCAAGCCGTCAAGAAAGACATTGACAGGCTTAAGGAAGAGCTAGAAAAGCGCATTTCAGAAGCTTATAAGCTCTCTCCCAAGACAGCCAAAATCAGCGGTACGCAAGTGCTTACTGATGAAACCAAGTTAGAAGTGGATGGTAAGCGAATTGCCGAGCTGGAAAAGCAAATTGAACGCCGCAGGGAGATCAAAGACGACATTCTGAGCGACAGCATTGCTGAGCGACGTAAAGCCTATTCACAATTCCTTCGTAGAACTACTAGCCCATTCGTTGGTCTTGACGGCAATCGCTATGGTACTGGCGGCATCATTGCCATCAAGAGGCGTGTTGCCGACCTGAAAGGAGAGTTCACCACTGATGCCATTGGCACCAACGCCGTCAAAGACTATATGAACTCTCTTGTTAGGGAGAAGGAAGAAGCAATCAATTTCCTTGACTACGCCCTTAAGAACTGGGAGGACTTGCAAGGCGCTGCCGATGATAACTTCTATGCCAAATGCCTCGTCAAAGCAGATTCTGCTGCCTACCAGACTGTCACTGCTTGTGACTATGTGAAATTCTCGCTGCGCTGCAAGCTATTCCGGCGCATCCAAGGGAGACAGAAGAAATATGGAGAAAAGGATGCTCCCGATGGTTACAAGATGAGCGACAATGGCATTCAAGGGCGAATGGCATTCTTCACTGTTAGCTACAGAAAGACTGGCAATCGTGATTACATTGCTATTCCCATTGTTTTTGCTGTAAGACGCGCAGCGGATCAAGATAGCTTCATTGGGCTTGATTTCAAGGCTCCCGAAACAGCCAAGTGGGAGTTCAAGATGGAGCCCATTGGTGATATTGGTGCAGAAACGCAAGATAGCGGTCAGTCGCAGTTTGCTTTCATTGAAAACAGCGGCAAGCGTTCTAGTTATGGGCTGGGCGATGGGGGAAGGATTAAATGGACAGGATCGTTGGTTAATGCTGGCCTTCTCAATAAAAATGCCCTAGAAGAGCGAGGCCCTCTCTACACCAATGAATGGGACTTGTTCTCTGTGCGATCTGACACTAGTACACAATTTAGCTTTGAAGGCGGGCCTGAGTTCAAGATTACTGCCGTCACGGAACAGCAAGTAGGCGGCACCAGCGGTAAGTACGAAGCCATGAGCATGGCTGCGCTTGGCGTGTATTCAGGCAAAGGCGTGCAGGATTTGCGCTCTATCACTGCCTGTGTGACAGAAGGCAAGGAAAGTTGGGTGGTAGACGAGAAAGATGGTACGCGCAGCAGGAGCGCCAATTCCACAAGCTACGCGCCTGACATTTTCGCTGACACTGTTCTTGACGCGGACAATGGCATTGGCAAATATGCCAAGCCAGAAGGCATTGACTGGGAAAGCCTGGCACTTGCTAAGCGGTTTTGCAAGAACAATGGGCTAGGCACAAGGCTGTTCATGAACGGCGTAATTGCCGACTTGTCATCGTGGCGCCAGTTTTGGGCAGAAGTGGCGCCTTACAGCCTGCTAGAGCTCGCAAGGATTGGCGGCAAGGAAGCCCTGATCCCTGCAGTGCCAACCAACAGAAGGGGAGAGGCGAATCGTGAGGTGACAATTTCTGCCATGTTCACGGCAGGCAACATCCTTGAGGGCAGCTACAAGGAAGAGTTTGTGGACTATGGCGACAGTTCACAAGACCTCATTGCCACTGTCATCTATCGAGACACGGAAGTACAAGACGTGTTTCCACGCAATGCAAGTGTGCAAGTGAGCCCAAATGACGTGCAGGAGGGCACTGCCATCAGGCAGACGTTTGACTTATCGCAATTTGTCACACAGCGGGAACAGGCCGTCTTGTTCGGCAAGTTGTTGTGTAACCAGCGGCGATGGATGAGACGGGGGGTTGAGTTCAAGACATTCCCCACTGACTCTCCCGTGTCGCCCGGAAGCTACGTCTACGTGGACATTGGGCTCAACACTTGGGACCGCATCTCCTCCGGCATGATCATGCAAGGCGGGGAACTCAACATTCCACTGCGTTCCTCCATCGTTAGTGGCAACTACGACATGCTTGTGTATCAAGCAGGAAAAAAAGTCGAGAGTTTGTCTGGCGTGGCCGTCGTGAATAATGCCACAACCGGAGTCATTAGCGCAGCTTCCCTTGCAAGCAGAGAGGGTGCGATGTTTGTGCTTGGCGTGAAGAACAACAGAAAGCGCGTGTTCAGAGTGACAGAGGTGGCAATGGACGAGGAAGGAGAGGTGACTATCAAGGCCATGGAACACCCATGTCAAGATTCCGCCGGAAAGCTCTTGAGTAGGGTTGCAAACTTCTCCGACAGCCTATTCAAGGTGCTATAGGGCATTGGTGATGCTTAGTGGCTAAGCTGATAGAAAACAATAGGTGATATGGGCTTCTATACTGGCCGCACTGGATCGCTGAGGTACAACGGCAGTTCAGTGGCCAAA